GAACTTAGGGCAATGGGTAACAATATATTTTCTAGCATAAAGGGTAAGGATAGTGTTAATGCTGGTATTGACTTACTTAAAAGATACAAGATACATATACTGGCAACCTCAACAAATGCAATAAGTGAGTTTAGAAACTACAAATGGAAAGAAGATAAAGGTGGTATGCTCATAAACACACCAGAAGATAAACACAACCACATTATTGACCCTTGCCGTTATGCAACTTATTCTATATTAAGCAGACCAAACTTTGGTAAATATGCTTTACACTAAAAAAGTTATTAAATTATTTGTTGGTATGTTATTTATTTGTATATTGCGGTATATTAATCAACAAAACAGATATGAAAGACACAGTTAATTTACCAGTAGATGAATTTCAAAAGCTATATGCTATTAAGTTGAGGTTAGAAACCTACTTTAGTTATATGGAAGATAATAGGGGTGTATTAAAAGAAATAGCACCAACTTTTTTAGAAGATGCAAAATCTTATATTGAAGAATACAACGAACTGACAAATGAAAAGGTTTAAAACACAAATAATAATAGTATTAATATTAGCATTTTTTGTAATTGTATTAAATGCTTTAAATATATATATAAGATGAAAAAGATAATAGATAAATTCCTAATTAAAAAAAGCATCAGACCATATAAGGTAGTACCTTTATCAACTGGTGTAATTGTAGAACATTACCGTAATGGTAAATTAAAAACAGAATATTATGGATTGGTATAGTACACCAGAATACAAAGATTACGAATGCACAGAATGTGGTGCAGAAATAGACCACGAGGGTGTGTGTAGTGGCACTTGTCACGAAGCAAGTATGATTTAGTTAAGTTGAGTTAGTTTTGAGTAAAAGGTGCATCAGAAATGGTGTGCCTTTTTTTATTATATTTACTTACTATAAAAAACCATTTTAAAAACGTTATATAAATATGAAAGTTGAATTAATCATTCCAAGTAACCTATCAGAAATATCTTTAAAGCAATATCAGAAGTTTCTAAAAATACAAGAAACCAATGATGATAGTTATTTCTTACAATGTAAAATGATAGAGATATTTTGTAACCTGGATGCAAAAAGTGCAAGGTTATTAAAGCTAACTGATGCAGATAGAATTGTTGAGATTATCAATAATATGTTTGAGGCTAAACCAAGTTTAATAAGAACCTTTAAAATAGGTGGTGTTGAATATGGTATAATACCAGACTTGGACGAAATGAGTTTAGGTGAGTATATAGATTTAGATACTTACATTGGTGATTGGCAAAATATGCAAATAGCAATGAATGTATTATACAGACCAATTAGTAAAAAGATAGGTGAGAAGTATTTGATTAATGAATATACTTTAGATGCAAAAGAAAAGTTAGAAGAAATACCTATGGACATAGTCTTGGGGTCAATTTTTTTTTTGTACAATTTAGGAATAGACTTATCGAAAACTATGGTGAATTATTTGGAAGCACCGCAGATGGACAACTTGATGCAGCAACAAATTTTTCAAGAAAGTATGGATGGTATCAAAGCATCTTCACTGCACTCGCTCAAAACGATATTAGAAGACTTGAAGATATCACTAAACTAAATGTACATAAATGCTTATACACTTTAGAATATTTAAAAGAGAAAGCAGAAATGGAAGCAAAAAGAATTAAAAAGAATTTCAAATGAGCCAACAAGGTATAAGAGGGTATTATCAATTAACCTCAACAATAGAAGAACAATTAAGAAGTACTGAATTTACTAATACAGTTTCTATTGGTGACATAAGCAAAGTAAACCTAAATAAGCAAGACATATTTCCATTAGCACATATGATTGTAAATAGTGTTTCAGCTGAAGAACAGGTGTTGAGGTTTAACATAAGTATTTTGGCTTGTGATATTGTAGACCAATCAAAGGATATAACAACAGATAGATTTACTGGTAACGATAATGAGCAAGATATTCTAAACACGCAGCTATTAGTCTTAAACAAGCTAATACAGAAGTTAAGAATGGGGTCATTACATACAGATATGTATCAACTTGATGGCAATCCAAGTTTAACACCTTTTAGTGATAGATTTGAAAATGAGCTTGCTGGTTGGACGGCAGATATTACTATTTTAATTTACAATGATATATACATTTGCTAATGCAGTTTAAAAACGTAGATGAAATATTAAACAAGTATGGTAAGTATGTTGTGCAGCAATCTAAATCAAACCTAACCAAAGACAAAAAAGGTGGTGGTGATTTATATAATTCTGTTAGCTACGTTATAGATAAAAGTCAAGATGATTTTTTGTTAGAATTTCTAATGGAAGATTACGGTGCATTTGTAGATAAAGGTGTAAAAGGTAAAACATCAACATACCCTGAAACAAGTGCTGCATTATCAAAGTTTCAATATGGTAGTGGTACTGGCAAAAAAGGTGGTTTAACTAAAGGTATTAATGCTTGGTTAAAAAAGAAAAGGTTTCAGTTTAGAGATAAACAAGGTAGGTTTATGAGTTATGAAAGTATGACTTATTTAATTGCAAGAAGTATTTACAACAAAGGTTTAAAAGCAAACCTATTTTTTACAAAACCATTTGAAGCTGGTTTAAAAAGATTGCCAGGTGATTTATCAAAAGCATTTGTATTGGATATTGAAGATGGTATAATATTAGGAACAAAATAATTATGAATTGGACATTAGGCATAGCATTTCATTTCCCACATAACAGATTATTGTTAGGTTGGGAGTACATCGCAAAAGATGAAAGATATACATACACAACAATTAGGTTATATTTATTTATAGCTACACTAACATTAGATTTTTAAGATGGCAAATATAGCATTAAGAAACCCGCAATTTAAAAGCATAGCAATTCCATCTACTGGTACATTGTCTACTGTGTGTGAAGTATCTATTGATGGAACTTTAAGGTACACACTTGTAAAGAATGTACAACCATCTACAACAATTAATTTTGACATTGCAGAACTTGCAAGAGATTACATAGAGATTGCATACCAAACAGATTATGTACCTCAAACTGTAGCTATTGAAACTGTATTAACTAATTATAGCGGTTTAAATGGTACTGGTACATCTTACCCTTTAACTGCTGTTACATACAATGATGTAGGTTTTGAAGCCTATGGAACATTTGAAGAAGAAGTAAACCCAGTTGTACCTTTTGGTAGAACACTACCTACTTTATTAATACCTATAAATGAAGATACAGATGAGTTTACAATATTAGCACCAAATAACCAAGCTGGTAAAATATCATACCTTACAAGTAGCTTTAGAGGTGCAGAAAGTTATGCTGCTGGTGATACAACTGTAACTATTCAAGGTGTAGATTGTAGCATAAAAAGAATAGACTGCACAAAGTATGGTGAGGGTAAAAGAATTATCTATATAAACAAATATGGCGCTCAACAAGATTTATGGTTTTTCTTAAAAGAAACTAGAAACATAGCACGAACTAATGAGGGTTATAAGTCAAACACAATAACCTATCCAAGTGGTGGTGCAGAATACAATATACAAAATGCACCAAACAAAGTATTCAATACACAAGCTAAACAAACACACACTTTAAGTAGTGGATATTATCCAGAGTTTCTAAATCAACAATTTGAAGAACTGCTATTAAGCGAATACGTATGGTTAAGCACATTTAAAAAAGGAAGTGGTGTTATCATACCAGTTAAAGTTAAAACCTCAACAGTAGCCTTTAAAACAAGTGTAAACGATAGACTAATACAATACACAATGGAGTTTGAAGAAGCCTTTGATTATATAAACAACATTAGATAAATGCGTAGACTACAACTATACATAGGTACTGAAAGGGTAGATTTATTTAAAGATGAAACGGTTTCACTTACACAAACAATAAAGAATGTAAAAGACTTAAAAAAAGTATTTACTGAATTTACACAAACCTTTTCTGTACCAGCATCAAGTGTGAACAATAAGATATTTAAACACTATTATAACTTTGATATTAGTAATGGTTTTGATGCAAGAAAAAAACAAGCTGCAAGAATAGAGTTAAATGATTTACCTTTTAAAGATGGTAAAATAGCATTACAAGGTGTTGAGTTAAAAAACAATGTTGCACACACATACAAGATTACTTTCTTTGGTAATACAGTAGA